ACCTACCAACATACGGCTTACAGAGCCAATCATATCTACGGTAAATGGTAGTTGTACAGTTGCGGAGTAGGGCGGCGAGGCGGCAACAAATGAATTATCCTCAATGGTAAACTGTTCATGCCGAACATTTGTAAACGGAATCTGTAATGTTTGGGCTTTGAGCCATGTGTTTGCATCGCGCGGCAAATAGAGTTGCGTTGATTCAAGGGACATTTGAACAGGCGCCAAACTGGACAAAGGAAGTGTAACTTGTGTCTTGTCAATAGGACCCCCTTTAACGCTTTGGATAAGTAAGGGCTTTCCACCCCAAGGCGCCGGGTTAAGCCGCCCATCGCTTGCTGTAACAACATCGGTAAGTTTTCGCAGATATATGCGTATACGGAAACGCTGTTGCTGAAGGGCAACCAAAGGCAATCCAGGCTCAAAAAGCCCCTGTGAGCCAAGAATAGGAATCGGTACTCGTAGCGGTGCTAGAGTCGCAGAACGTCCAAGAGCAAGCGGTGTTTCAATACGAGCGCCCAATTGGTCGTTCATAAGAAACGCATTACCCGTCTCCGATTCCTGACGTAGTCTCCAGGCTAAATACTCGCCGTAATATTCGTGAATAATTACCTGGTCCTGAAGGAATTGTATTTTATCAATCATTTGAAATCCAATACTATTTGTGTATCCAAAGGTGACACCGCTTGCATCGGTCACAAGACCGGTAGGATTGGCGGCAACAGCAAGCGGCGGCAACCATGTAGGAAGATCAATATGTAGATAGAAGTATTTCGCAAAATCGCCCCGATGGTCTATATCAAAATCTACCCAGCGCCCCCAATCGGGCTGGTTACGCGGCTGCGTTATATAGATCTCCTTTGTGAACGGAACCGAGCGCATGTAAACGCTGTGAAAAAACGATACTTTAGGATTTGCGGTAAAGAAGATATCCTTCTTGCCGCGAGCAACAAGCTCCATCAACCCACCGGACCGGGATGTCATTCCTCCTTATTGTAAGAAGCACAGGATTTTAAACCATTCTATAGTAGAGATGTTCAACCTTTTGATGACTGCGTTCACAGCGCTGTTGTTTCTTGTCCTTACGCCCGGTATCCTTGTTACGATCCCTCCTAAGGGATCTAAGTTTGTAGTTGCGTTGACGCACGGAGTAATCTTTGCGCTCCTTTACCACCTAACACACAAGGCGGTCCGACACTTGACTAAGAAGATGGAGGGGTTCCAGGACCAGTATGTGCTGCCGCCGGCGATAAAGAACGGCGATATTTGTAAGACGCAGACCTGTATGTGTAATGGTGCGGAGATTGCGCAGGCGGGACGATGCCAGTAAATAACAGGTTCGGTGTATCCCAACTAGTGTGCGGAACCGGTCTAAACATATAAACCCCAGAATCACTAACGATGAGTTTTCCGAACATCAGTACAGGCTTTGGTCTTTCAGCACAGCCGGTAAATCCGCCTGGACTGAACGATATTAAGGCAACGGATAATCGTCAAAACGTAATTCTTACGACGATTCGTATTCCAGATGAACATATCTGGGCGAATGGTCTTTTCCAAAATGTCTATATTATTTACCGTATGCTGGAGGTGATGGGACTCAAGCCCTGGCTCATGGTGGACAATAATGAAAATCATAAGGACGCCACGCTCCACGAGAAGTTTCGTATGATGGATTTTAAGATGTATGCCGCCGCGCCGTTTCCGGTCTCGTCGTATCTTGAGATCGGTATGTCATGTGACCCAGGAATTCGTCGTTTCTTCCGTTCTATGGGCTCAAAGGTCTCAAAGTTGTATCTAGGGAATATTCTTAACATTGATATTGAAACAATGACGTTCCTTAAGAATGTAAATTTCAGTCATCACGTAGCGGGTGAAATTGACGAGATTTGGGTGAGCCCGCACTACGATTTTCATGCCGAGTACGCCGGTTCAATCAACGCGCTTTGTGGGAAGACACGGATTGCCCCGTATCTGTGGGATCCTATGTTTATTCAGGATCTGGGGCAAGTGTATACCGATAAGGGTCTTGGACTGGAAACTCCGCGCACATTTGTCATCATGGAGCCAAATATCAGTTTCCAAAAGAATTCAATCATTCCCATTATGGTCGCGGAGGCGTATTATCGTCGGTTTCCTGGACGGGTTGAACAGGTGATTGCGATCAATGGCGAGCGACTCAAGCAGAATATGTATTACACTTCATCTATTCTGCCCTATATCACTATGTATAAAGATAGTAAACTACAGCTCACGCCGCGTGCACATATTATAAATCTAGTAAAGGCATTCCCGTCGGCAATTATTATTATGCATCAGGTAAACAACGAATACAATTACAGTTTCTTAGAGTTTTTTACAATGGGGTTTCCCGTTGTACATAATATCAAGCGATTCAAGGAATACGGATATTATTACGATGAGAACGACTTTGAGGGCGGCGCCGACATGATTGATAAGATTATTAAGTTTCATACAGGAAACAAGCTTTCTTATGCTGCGCAGGCAAAACAACTGACATGGCAGTTTTCCGTGAACAATCCAACAAACATGGAGGCATGGAAGGAGCTCTTATTTACAAGGGCAGATTCTACACCGTCAGTCCCAGTACTACCAGCAACAGCATCGCCGACAAAGGTGACCAAATCGGTAAAATTTAAGACTTAATGCCGCGGCACCCTTGCCGGTTTAAAAACCACCCATAAGACATCTTATAGACCAATATGAAGATTGGAGTAACTATAAGATTTCTTAACAGCTATTTCAGCGGCGGCATTCCCCAGGTAGCGTGTTCCCTTGCAAAGACTCTACAACTTGCGGGGCACGATGTAACGCTTATACACCCCGCGGGTGAACAGGACTGGTTTATTGATGTGAAGCAACTTGCCGCAACTATGCCGCCACGCCGCTCCTGGTCGCCGGAATCTACAGATACCTACGACATGATTGTTGAGGTGGTTTGGCATTTACCTGAAGCGTCACGCCTAACTATTGCGAAGCATCGCATTCTATGGGTTCACCAGCCCCCCGTATTTCACGATATTGAATCGTCCATCTATCCGCTCACTTTTGCCCCTCGCTCATTCAAGAATATTACGGGAATCATGACATACGATTTCTATTCGCAGCAGGACATCAAGTACCTTGAGTTTTTGTCAGGAGTCCAGGTTGTTCAGGTGCCGTTTCTCTGGAATCCAGAAGCGCTTGATATCTTTCGCACGGAAGCAAATCTACCAGAGTGGAAGGATTCGGCAAAGCGTGTAGAGAAGCTCATACCGGCAGATGCGCATCCGTCTGCCTCATGGTCTATCCGCATTATGGAGAGCAATTTCAGCAATACGAGTCACTGTAATATTCCAATGAATATTCTTACGCAGATTCGTGTAAGGGGCGATCCTGTGCGTTTTTGTGTACACAATGGTGAAGCCCTTGCAAAGAACGATTTCTTCAATACAAATATTGTAAAGAATCTGCTTGTGCCAGACATTAGCGGTGCCATGGTACCGCGTGTGCGGCTACCGGACCTTCTACAGGAAAAGTCGGTCATTATTGCACATCAGCGGTTTCGTCCGCTTAAAATGTTTATGCTGGACGCGCTCTATCTTGGCGTTCCGCTGATTCACAATTGCCAAATTCTAGCATCAATCGGTGCTCCTTACAGTTATAAACTGAATCAGATTTTGGATGCGACTGCTGCGTGGGAGCAGTTAAAGACGGATTATGAGACTGGAAAGGGCATTTTTAATGCTAAAATGTCAAGTGTTTTACGAGAAGTGCTTATTCGTAAGTTTTCACCCAAGTTTCTTGCCGAACAGTATAAGGAGCTTATTACAAAGGCGACAATGGTAAAGCCTATTGTATCAGTGACTCATTTGCCGATGAAGGAACTGCGTATTCATTTCTGTGAGATGTGGAGTGAGTTTGTACCGAAGCACAACTTTTTTATGTATCTATTTTCATGGATCGGTGCTACAAACAACATACCTGTTATTTTGGATAGTAAGACACCAAATCTAGTTGTATACGGACCGTTAAGTAAGGGTGAAGAGAAGGCGTATCCTGGTGTATCCAAGCTATGGTTTACGGGTGAAAATGTTTCGCCACCCAACGATCCAGATATTGTGCTCAGTGTTGGATTTCAGTATAACACTTCACCAAATTATATTCGTCTACCGCTATGGATGATTGAGGTGAACTGGTTTGGCGCGGATCCGGCAAAGATTGTCAATCCACGCCCTGTTTCTTTGGAGGCGGCAACAACGGTAGATCCGGCGATTCTTGATAAGAAGAGCAAGTTCTGTGCGTTTGTGGCGACTAATCCCAATAACCAGAATCGTAATATTTCGTTCCAGATTTTGGATAAGTGGAGGGGAGTTGATTCGGCGGGTAGGCTATTCTGTAATCGCAAGACAGGACCAATTCCTGCGGGTCTAGGTGGAGGCGGCGGCGAGCTGGCAAAGGTAGATTTCTACAAGGATTATAAGTTTGTGATTACATATGAGAATTCCGCAGGTCCTGGCTATACAACGGAGAAGATTTTCCATGCAAAGGTTGCGGGTGCGGTGCCAATTTATTGGGGCGATCCGTTTGTGGATCGCGACTTTGATTCTGCGGGATTCCTCAATGCCAATCAAATCAGCCAACAAGATGAGCTTATTGCATTGGTAAAGAAGATTGATAATGATAAGGAGGCGTGGCGTAAAATGGCGGCAATACCGGCGCTGTCGGCAACAAAAAAGGCGCAGTGCGAACAAACTATGGAAACTCTAGGAAAGCGTGTATTCAAGCTTATCTTGGACGCGGAGGTGAAGACGGATTCATGGGCTAAAGCCTTGACTTTTGGTAAAGAGTATGAGACAATGAGTTTTCCCGCGAAGATTCAGCCTGCGCCTGCGCCTGCGCCTGCACCCAACCCCCTTTCAGTAGCAGCAACGGTTCCAACACCAACTGGTCCGCGTGTCTTTGTAACAGCGGCAAATTCTAAGTATGTAGAGGCGGCGATCAATGTTATTGCCTCTATGAAGCAGTATGAGCCAAACACGCCGAAGATTGTCTATGTATGGAAGGATGTAACGGCTGAGCATAAGGAGGCACTTATGAAATATGGTGCTGCCGAAATCCGCAATTTCCCTGAGGATAACGGTCCGTGGGCAGATTTTTGGCAGCCACAGCACTTTGCGTGGAAGCTCTGGCTCCACGTGGACGCTATGAATAAGGCGCCAGCGGGAACTTCAATTCTATATCTAGATGCCGGTATTGCCATTGCCACCCCGCTCACAGATATCTGGAATGCGATTGAGACAAACGATATTTTCCTTATTAATGACAATGAGCAGACAAATGAGCGCTGGTGCCACCCAACGTTTTGTAAGGAACTCCAGGTTACGCCAGCAGAGCTTGCTGCCAATCAGGTTCTAGGCGGTTGTATTGGTTACAAGGTGGGCGGTAAGTATGCTGATTCGGTATTCCGTCAGGCGATTAGTATTGCGGAAGATAAGCGCGATGTGATTGTTGGTGAGAAGTGGAGCCCCTATTCACAGGTGTGCCTAGGACACCGTCACGACCAGTCTATTGTAAGCATTCTTACGCAGCGTGCGGGTGCGCCAAGGCTGCCGCTCAAGGATTTCTACTGCGACCGTTCTATGCGTACGGCAAAGCAGTGGAATGTTCCGCTATACGTTCACCGCGGCAACTACAAGGATATTGTTCCCTTTACAGACGGTATTGCGGAGGCGTATGTTATTAATCTTGAACGCCGCGCGGATCGTCTAGAAAAGTTTAAGGTGACCCATAAAAATATTAAGGATCGCGTATATCTGTGGAAGGCAACGGATGGTCGTCAAATTACTCTAACTCCTGAGATTGTCCATTGCTTCCGCAATAACGATTTTAACTGGAAGAAGTCGGTCATGGGCTGTGCGCTTTCTCATTTGGGTCTATGGGAGAAGCTTGCGAATGATCCGCTTGCGAAGTCGTATCTCATTATGGAGGATGATGTAGTGCTCAATGACCGTTGGATTCTACGCTGGATGGCGTCAGTAAAGGATATTCCTGCGGATACGGATGTTATCTATCTGGGTGGCATTCTGCCGCCAAATAAGGAGACCTTTCCGCAGGTGGCGGAGCATGTCAATGAGCATTTTGGTCGTGTTGCTCGGAATACCTTTTTTTCGACGAACCCGCGCCGTTACTTCCATTTCTGTAACTATGCGTATGTGTTGACGCAGCAGGGTGCGCGTAAGCTTGTCACCTTAGTGAAGGAGAAGGGCATTTTCACAAGCGGTGATCATATGATTGTAAATCATGGTGATAATCTACTGAATATCTATTTTACGACGCCGCTTCTTGCCACATGCTTCCAGGAAATGGATCCTGTATACCAGCGGTCGGATTTCAATAACTTTAATCGTGTAGACAACTTTGACAGTGACCTTTGGAATAATACGGAGTGCTTTTCAAAGGATGAGGTGTTTGCGGTCCTGAAGACCGATCTTCAGTCACAAAAATTCAAGGTGGTGGGTGAGACTTTGCCCTCTACAGAAGCAGCTGCCCCTGCGCCTGCCCCTGCCCCTGCCCCTGTGCCTGCGCCTGCGCCTGCGCCTGCCCCTGCGCCTACGCAAACCCAGGTTACTACAAAGGCGGATTTTTCAGCGGTATGGAATCAGCTGCTTCAGGCGGTCGCGCTCAAGAATGACGCACCATTCAAGACCGCGCTTGATGCTATGATTCATATGTGGATGGTACTTGCGGTAAAGGATGAGGAGGCGGTCAAGCCGTATCATGCGATGTTTGAACAACTTCTTGTTGCCGATAATGACATGTTTATCAAGTATAAGACTGATATCTACAATATGCTCAGGGCAGGATTTGACCTTACGGACGCTGCAAAGTGGGGCAAGATTCTACAGAAAGTATCTCCGTCAACCGCCGCCATCTATAATGTACCACAAACCCAGTCAACGATTCCTGTCTTCTATCTCAAGACCATCAATCCCAACTTTTTTGAGGAGAGCGATTGGCTAAACAGCATTTTCCCCAAGCCCATCCAGTGGGTTCCTCTTGAGTCGTATAATGAACTTATGAAGGCGGCGAACCCTATCCTTCTTTTCCAACGTATTCCAGGCGACGACCTTGCTCCTATTTACAATGGATTTGCAAGTGGTTTTGAGCAACTTGGTAAGCAGATGACGATTCTTCACCTGAGTGACGAGTTCTCACAAGATCCTATTAATTTCTATCGTTCACCTGCAGTAAAGCGTGTCATTCGCAACTACTATCGCCCAGATCTACCGCAGGATAAGCAGATTGATATTATTCCGCTTGGCTACACAAAGGGACGTCAGGGTAATGCATCATCAACTCAATCGTTTGCGGAGCGTCCGTATACATGGTCATTTGCGGGTGCGCTGGACCGCCCAGGACGCGATGCGGCGATTGATACGCTCAAGCGTACTGGCAACTTCAAGCTGGAAGCGAAGCCGCGTTGGAATGATCCGGCAAAGTTAAATGCGGCAGACTATACGGCAATGCTAAAACAGACAAAGTTTGTCCCCTCTTTTAAGGGTTCAGCGGCACTTGAATCGTATCGGCTATACGAAGCGTTAGAGCATGGCGCAATTCCTATTTATGTACCTGAAGACCGTGATACGTATGTTGATGTACTCGGTAAGCATCCTATGCTTTCTTTCCCTTCATGGGATAAGGCAGCCGAACTTCTACCAGTTTTAGCGCAAAATACACAGGTGATGGAGGAACATCGACAGACTCTAAAGAGCTGGTGGGAAACGAAAAAGACGGAGTTCAAGGCGAAGCTCCAGTCCATTTAACCAAAGCAACCACATTTTGCCGTTTTTGGCGATAGTTTATTCCACTCATCAATCGTATACTGATTTCCCATAGAGAGATTGCAACGAATACAAATGGCTTTCAAATTACTGAGCGCTAAAGTTCCTCCTTTTGACTCTGGTTTATTATGACCAACATGAAATTCAAATACAGACATCCGGTTATTACACCAAGATATGGTACATTTTGCCTCATATTTGGGACCTACGGATGCCAGCCATACCTGTTCGCGCAATGCACGAGGGATTTTTGCCTTTTTATCTGCGGCGGGTGAAGACATATAAAGACCTTTTACCTAGAATATTGTAAGAAGCCAAGATGTCAAATTTTAGCAATTTGGATGCCCTTCTTTCCAAATTACCGAACCAAAAGCGAGTAAAATTCATGTTGGTAGGCACTCATACAAACCAGACAACCGGCTACAGCAAGGTGACGCATAATATTGTTCACGAATTGAGTAAGTATCCTTGGATAGATATTTATCATTTCGCTTTCCAGAATTTTGTAAAAAATCAGCAGCCAAATCGCGTATATCCGCCGCAAGTCCACGTATTTGATCCCTTTGCAAGCGAAACGGATAGGGGCGAGCAGGGATTCGGGTTCAGCCAACTATCCGCTTATGTTCGCCAAACAAAGCCTGATTATATGATGATTTATAACGATGCAAGCATTGTTTGCCGTTTTTTGGATAAGCTCACAGAGGAACTTACACCAGAGGAGCGTACTTACAAGCTTATTGTATACATAGATCAGGTCTATACTATACAACGACCGGAACTGCTGGATCGTATCAATAAAGATACGGATATTTACTTTGCGTTTACGGACTATTGGCGCGAAGTACTCAAGCAGCAGGGTATTACCAAGCCGATTCATATACTTCGTCACGGGTTTGAGCCTGAAGTCTTTAAGCCCCTTAACCGCGACGCCATGCGCAAGAAGCACAATATTCCTCAGCATGTGTTTTTATTCCTCAATCTTAATCGGAATACGCCGCGAAAGCGCCATGATATTGTAGTGCGCGCATTTGCGGAGCTGGTCGCCCGCCATCCTACGAAGCCACTGGGTCTCCTATGCATCTGCGATATTGGACAATTGGGCGGCTATCCTATTCAGGAAATTTATACACGCGAGCTTTTACGTCTGGGATTGTCGCCCCAGTTTCACGGACATAAATTTATGACATCACAGCAGTCTATGGCGGGGGATGATAGTGTGATTAATTAGATGTACGCCATGAGTGATGTTGTAATTACATCTGC